TGCAATGATGTTAGCACTAGTCAAAGCAACAGGCGAAGCAACTTGCAAAGACGGTGTAGTTGCGTTTAACGCTTGTTTAATTAAACCGTCAAAATGTTTGATTGAATAATTAACAGAAGAAACTGTACTTGCTGATGTTGTGTAAGAAGTTGAACCCTCGTGTATCATTCTCTCAACAGGTGCGAAAGTTTTTGCGGTATAATAAGAACCTAAATAATTCACAAAAGTTGCTGGCAATGAACGAGACAACAATTTGTCTGCTAGTTCTGTCTGGTGCCAGTGATTTTCAAAAATTGACGGGTCAAATTTTTCAAACGCTTCAAACGCTCCAAGTGTAATTGTTCTGTTTGACAATACCGTTGTATCGTTGTCAACTGGCATTTCTGTTCTTGGGTTTAAAACTACATTTGCAGTTAATACAGGGAAAACGTATTGATCGTTTTTAACTCCTTGCGCAATATATGCTAAACCTTTGTTAATTGTGTCTAAACCGATAACGGCTTCTGTAATGAAAAACCCTTTTTCAAATTGGGTAAAATTCGATGTTGTACTTAATGACATATTGATTATTTTTTGTTTTTATTGTTAATTTGTTTTTGTTCGAAATTCATGAAATCATAACCGTCCTTAAATTCAAAAGTACCAGTTTTTAATGCGTTTTCAATTTTTGGTGCTTCTACGTTTAAAGGTAGGTTTTCGATAATTGCTTTTGTACCGTTCAAATCTGACTTAGCTAAGTTAACCCACATTTTAATGTTTTCTTCGTCGTTTTTAATACGTCCTAATTTAGCAAAATTAGAAACCATTTCGACTGCGTCTTCTTCTTCTCTAAGTTCTTTTTCCGCTCCCATTTGTTCCATAATGGCTTCGTACTTTTGTTTTAACTCTTCCATAGCGATTTCCATTTGTTCCATTTCAAGCGTTAACGCTTGTAATTCTTCCGCTGATGCATTTTTCATTTGCTCGATTGCGTCAACGATACTTTCTTCGTTTGCTTCGGCATTAAGTCCAAGTTTGTTTGTTACTTTTAACATGCTTTTTTTTGTGTTAATTATTGGTTTTAAAATTTTATTTGTAATCTTATTCGCTTGCGTGAATATATCGGCGTAATTAGTTGCCGTTATCATTTCGGCTTTTGCCGTTTTTTCAATTTCTGTTGCAAAGCCCATTTCTAGACTATTGTTTGCATTTATCCAACTAGTAGCGTCCATTAATACCGAAACTTGCTCTTCTGTTAAACCGCTTTTTGCCGTTAACATTGTCACCAAACTTTCCTGCATTAATTCCAAAACTTTTTCGTCGTTTCCGCCACTTGGTTTGTGTATCATTAATAAACTGTAATCCATTGCAACGCGATTGCGTCCACACATGAAAATAACCCCCGCAATACTTGCGCAAATACCAACGTTAAATGTGTCAACAGGTGTTTTGGTTTTTAATATTGCTGAAGCAATACTATAACCGTCCATAACAACCCCGCCAATTGAATTAATCCAAATTTGGATCCGTTTTTTTCCTAACGTATCTAAATATAATAATTCTTTTTGAAATTGCGCCCCGTCAATACCCATTCCCTCTTCGTCGTCAAAGCCGATAAAGGTGTTAATTAACATAATTGGTTCGTCGATATTTTCGTCAATACAGTAAATCATAATACAAATGTATAAAATTTTTGTTGTAATTTAGAATTTATCTAAATTGTGTAATACTTTTTTTTTAATAAAAACAATAAAATAATTAATTAAATTATGTTTTTGTCTTTAAAATAGACGCTTAACGCTTCGTTTATAACTTTGCTTTTACTTACGTTGCGGGCGTCCGTTGTCTCCTTTAATTTTTTAAAGTTTAAAGGGCTTGGGTACGCCGTCACTCGTCTTTGTTTTGAAACGCTCACTTTTTTATAATTTCATTATTCTTAAACGAACCACATAAGGTTGCATTATATTTATTGGCGTTGCGCTTGCTGTTGTGCCTGCAACCCCCCCAGCTGTTTTAACAACGTCTGCGTCGTAAGTACTTCCGTTTACTACGTCTCTAATGTCTCGACTTGGTAAATTTGCCCCTACAATGGTTGTTGTTGTCGCTCCTGCGCTTGCTCCTAATGTCGTATAACTTGAACCATAAGAAATAACAACTTTTCCGTTATCGTTTGGCGTTCCGTTGTTACCGTTCATTATTGCCCAACCCAAACGCTCCAAACGTCCCAAACCTGTACCGTCAAAATAAGTGTTTAAATATGTAGCGTCGCAAACAACTTCTTTTGTGTCTCCTTTTAACCAATTGTTTATTAAAATAAAATCTTTAAATTCAGGTAGTCCCGAACTTGTTGTCGTATTTTCAATAACAATTTTCCTAATATCGTGAACGTTACGGCTAACTCCGTCCGTAAATTGTACGGGGTCGGCGTTTGTTATGTATTGCGTCGTTTCAATTCTTGCATAGGCTTTCTGTAAACCTGACAAAACAAAATTTGCCCCGTCAAAGTTAAAAACTTCACCGTTACAATATAATACCCCAGAAGATAAATTATGCACGGGCAAAGCCCCAAAATTAACGCAACCTGACAAAATATATATTGTATCTGGTAACGGGTTCGGAATAATATTTGTTAAAATATTTGCGGTTGTCTCTTTGTGCGCGTCCTGTATAAATTGCAACGTTCCTGATTTTACAGGCATTGCGTTTGAACTAGTGATCGGCGATGTATTTAATCTTTTCATTTTAATATGGTATAATTTGGTAGGTTAAACCTGCGTTAATGTATTTGTCTGCGAAACTTCTTATAATTGAATTACGAACTTCGTTTGTTGTTCCTAATGATAAAAACAAAGCCGACGGAACGTTTATTGATAAATTGTATTGTGTCAAAAAGCTATATGAATTAATTACTAATTGTTCGCTGGTATTGGTTCCAACTGCGGTGCTTTCAAATTCATTAATTCCAACCCTAAAAACTGGAATTGGTACAATATTATTTGTTATCAAATAAATGTCGCTATTGCCTGCGCTTGGCTGTCTGAAAACAGTTCCAAACCAAACGTTTAATGCGTGTTCTAAATTTAATTTTGACCCTGTAATACTTAAACGAAAATCGGAACCCAAAAAGTTATCTGAAACTAAAATCCATTTGTCCGATTGCGTCGGTTGTGTTGTGTTTGAACTTTCAACGCTTTGAAAAATACTTTTACCATATTTTACCAACGCGTTTTTTGCATAAGTCCCAGCCGTCCAATTAGGTAAAATTGTATAATCTTTATAAGTTGAAAATAATAAATCATGATTGTTTGCAATTCCTGCAACTAATGATTTGTTAAAAGCAACGGTTTTTTTGGTTCTTTTATCGGGAACCAATAAACTTTCAATTGTTGTGTTATAATCTAAATTATACATTAATTCGCAATAAATGTTAATTTGTCCGTGAACGTGTTTCCTGTTGTTGTTTCCCCTACAATGTAACCCGAAATTGTCGGGAATATTCTAGAAATAACCGTATTATTTTGAATTAAAAATGTTCCGTCGTTAAATCCTGTCGCGTCGCTTCGCATTTTAACATTTTTCAATAATACGTCGTTAACTCCGACAACGTTTCTAATTGCCAACTCGATGTCCGATACTTTTAAAATTCCGTTAAAAGATAAATTCGATAAAAATGTATTGATCGCGTTTATTACAGTACCAGAAATTACCGTACTATATTGACCGTCGAAATATACTTCGGCGTCAATGTATAATTTATCCGATGTTAAACTTTGACAATTATAATTAACTCCAATAATTCCAATTTGATTAATATAAGATTGCAACGAATTTAATTCAGTCGATGTTAATGCGATTGGCGGTTCTTGCTTTGCTACTTTCAAAATAACTTGGTTTGATAATGTAGTAACAACAGAACAACGCGAAATTAAACGCAACGACGGATCAATAACAGGGTAAACAGGTGCAAAGTTTACTAATTGAACTATTTGCGGGTTCGTTGCTGAATATTGAAACTCAAAAACTTTTGCGTTTAACCAACTTGCGGTCGCTGGTATTGCTTTACTTATTTTCAAATCATTTTCCGCCTTAAAAACGTCGATAATTTGTTCTAATAATAATATTGCGGACGCTTGCACGTAAGCAAATAAACGCCAAATTGCGCGCCTGCTGGTGCTGTTCGCTTCTGCTAGTTCTGGCGTTGCTTGTATGTCTGTAATTATTCCCGCCTGTATTTGTTCAATTGTTCTTGCCATTTTATTTGTTTATTTGCAACGCTGTTGGCGGTGCTTTTATTGTGTCAATAGTTGCGTTTGTAGTATCTACATAATGCGTTATAAAATCAATTTCGTAATGATAAACATTTGAGTGTTGAAAGTCTTGTTTTTCACTTTTCTTTACTAAGTCCCCTGCGGTTGTTGGCTTGAAACGTGACAACTTCTTTACTACTAAGTCTCGAAGTACAAAGATAGTTAAATTTTCGTCGATGTTTGAACCATTGTAAAAATCATTACCAATATGAACTTTTACCACTATGTCCGTTGCCTGATAATTATTACCTAATTGTTCGAAACCCTCTGCGCTTATTTCAACAAATGCGCATGGAAAAGGAAAAGAATATATTTCGCCGTCGTCCATATAATTAAATTGATTATTCCAAATTGTAACCAATTTTAATTCAGTAATTGTGCGAAGTTGTGTGACAATTTCATTTATTACGTTTACCATATTTTAGAAAATTTTTCGTTTATTTTATTTAAAATCTTTTTATTTAGGTTTTCAGTCATTCCGACAAATTGCCTTTTTGGTATTTTTGAAGTACCGTCGTTGTGATAACTCGCATATTCATTGTCAACTACTAATGTATAACTTAATTCGCTGTTTTTTATTCCGCTACTTACTGAATTTGCAACGTCTTTTCTTAAACGTCCTGATCCTTTACCTTGCAATATTGCGCGGGTTCTTTTTCCTGCGTCTTTATTCCCTCTGTATGCTTTCGTCCCTGCGGTACGTCTTTGAACTTCTTTCCACTTTTGACCGTTAAAACCCTGATCCCTGAAATTGTTTAAAAATTCATTCTTTGCAATGTTTGCCAATGCCAAAGACAAGCCCTGTTCGGCTTCTTTTAATCTTAATTGAACACGTCTAAAATCAAACTGGCTTGCCATTGTATTATTATTCCTTTATTGGTTCAAAAACGATGTCGTTTTTTTGTTCTTTTAATGGTTTTTTGTGTTCGTTTTCCCCTGAAGCTATTTCGTCTGGTATTCCGTCGGGAAACGCATTGCAACCCCCGTCGCCTGTAAATCTTCTAAAATTTTTGCATTTAAAACAAATTAATTCCGTTGCTTCCATAATTTTTTATTTTTTAAAGTATTTATCAATTGTTTGTCCTATTTTTTCCGCGTATTTTGACGGGTTTGTTTTTAGTTTATATTCCGTGAACCCCTCCGCCATAAATTCTTTAATATTTGTTTGCGCATAATCCCCTAAATACAATTTGTCTAATGCTTCAAAGTTTTTTGCCTTAAACAATTTTCTCGTTTCATTTGTATAACTTCTTTTTAAACTGCTCATTTCTGCCCAAAACGGACTGTAACCGTCATAATTTGTGCTTATATTAGTAACCGAAATCACGTGCGCAAATTCATGTGTTAATGTAGAAATATTTAAGTTTTTTAAATCTACTTTTGATTTGTCGGCGGTCTTTATAAAACCGTCTATAAATGAAGCGCGTTCCTCTGTCGCCCTTGCTGGATTAAATTTATTTCCGAAATTTAATTTTTCCAATTTTCCGTCGAACCAATATTCGACACTTCCGTACGTTCGTGCTGTCGATTGAAATAATATTGTAGGTTCTGAAACCTTACTAAATGCCGTGTTGTATTCGCTTGTTAATTTATATAATTGTTCGCTTCTAGAATTAATATCCGCCAATGTTAAATCGTCGGCGAATTGTATTCCTTTTCCTTTTATTCCTAAGTTTTGTTCAAATATATTTAAAATATTTGTTTTCGCTCCGTCGATTGTTTTCGCTGGTGTGAAAACTCCTTCAAGTTGCGGAATTGGCAACCCGAAATTTTCTTTTGCAAATTCCCTGTCGGCTTTTGGTACTTCAAAATACGGGTGTTCTTTATTAAAAATTACCCTATCTCTTCCGCTGTTACCCTCAAATAATGGTTGTCTTTTTTCTGAAACTTCCGCCGTTGCCCTGTCGGCTTCTTCTTTTGAAGTGATACCCGCTTCGGTTGCGTCTGTTTTGTCAAATTGTATAACAGTACAACGACAATTAAAATGGTTTAACGGTGTGTTAATGTCCCAGAACGGGTCTTCAACTGGTAAACAAACCCCGTCCAATGGTATACAAATATCCGACGTGTTTGGATCCATTACCGCGCTATATTGTAAATATGGTAATTCCTTTTTTTGTTGTTCTATTTGTTCCCAACGTGTAGCGCTTTGCGCTTGACCTATTGCGGTGCTGTATTCAGTTTCGAGCCAATTTTTATTGTATTGATCGTAAATTCCCAACGCTTCGTCTCGAAAATTTGCAAACGATTTTATATTTTCGTCGTTACCTAGCAAACTGATGTCCTGTATTTGTTGGTAAACCTTAGCCCCTGAAAACATATAAATATTTTCACTCAATTGGTTTAAAAGACTTTTGCTTGGTGACCCCTCGACGCTTCCCAACGCTGACAACAATTTTGTCGAAATTGCATTGTATAAATTGACGGGCAAATCACGGGTCGTAATTGTCCCGTTATAAACCCCCTCAATTAATGCGTCGATTTGTTGTTGTGTGAAATTCATTTATTTGTATAAATTTTCCAGTCTGTTTTTAACGCTTTGACTTGGGCTTGGACTTGACGCAACGGCTGGCAAATCAAATAATTTAATTCCTGTTTGTTCTTCGAAGTATTCTTTATCCATTTGTAACCCCGCCTGTTTAATTTTAACCGCCATGTCAACAATACTGTTATTGTTTTCGTGTTGTTCGCTATCGTTTTTAAATTCAAACATTACGCCGTCGGGAATTGCAAACCCTAATTTTCTAAGTCTCGGCAATAACTCGCAATTTATAACGTCTGTAATAAATACGCCGTCTTTTGTTTGTTTGTCTTCTAAGGCTTGCGCTGTTGGGCTTTCCTCGCCTTGACTGGATCCAATTTTGCCCGCTGTGCTGTCTAATGCGTCGGCGTGTCCTAAAATTAATTTTGAAATTTTCTTTTCGATACGCGCTTCCAAATCGGCGTAACCTTTATATCCTGAACCGCCCAACGAACTATCTAAAAATTCTATTGTGTCGTCCATTGCGTCTAAAATAGCGTAACCAGCCGACCCCATGTTTGCAACTGCATTTTCGAACTCGTCGCGTTCAATACCTTGTGTTTTGTTTGTTTTACCTATTCTATAAGGTTGTGAATATAATTCGACAAAGTCACCATTATAACCCAATAGGTTACGCAAAAATATTTCGTACAATGCAACTGAATAAAGTAAACCGAACCCACATTTTGACGAACCAATATCGTTAACGGTTTTAATATAAACATGCCAGTTTTTATATTGTTCATCTTCAAAACTTATTCCGTTTGTATCATAAGGAACCATTGAAACGACCTTGCGATCTGGTGAAATATTCCAACGTTTAATGACTTCAATGTCTTCAAATTTACCGTCTTTAATGTCTCCCAAACTTACAAGTGTATAACCAAAAAATAATGCGTCCAATGAAAACGACATAAATTTATTAAACCATGCGGAATTTAAGATCAATTCAACGTCTTCGTTTATGGTTCCGTCGGGGTTACATATTTGCCAGTCACGTAATAATGTCAAATCTTTTCTTCGTTCAATACATGCCGAAACGTGACCGTTCAAAATTGTATCGACAAAAGTTTCCTGCATTTTTACCCTAAATGGAACATAAGCCCTTTCGGCTTCTTCTATTCCCTCGCGCCACGTTAACGTGTCCTGTTTAATACGTTGTAATTGTAAAGGCATTACTCGCGAACCTAAATTTTTAGGGTTGTTTTCTTGCGGTGCTAAAATTTGCGTATAATTAAAAAGATTTCTAAATCCTTTTACTGATTTGTCAATTAATCCCATTTTTAGTATTGGTTTATTTTTTTAGTGTTCCCGCCGTATCTTATGCGGTTGCCTTGCGCTGGTGCTTTTGGCAATAACTTTGGTGTTACGTCTCCAAATGCGCACATTTTTAACCACGCAATCGCGTTGTCATAGCGTGTCTGTCTTAATTCAGGAACGTTGCGCGGTGCAATTCTACTGTGTAGGTGATACAATGCAATATCAATAACGTATGCTAACAACTGCGGGTCTCTATTTGTTCCCGTCTTTGCCAACTCGGCGTCAAAGTCGTATTTCTGTATTAAGAACGAACGCGCTTCGGCTTGTGCCAAAAGTTCTGCGTTTTCTCTAATTGCTACGTTTGAATTAATTATTTGTTGCAAGTTTACGTCTTGAATTTGCAATAAAAAATCGCTAGGGCTTAAATATGCCATAATCTTTTAATTTTATGAATTACTAAAATAAATGTTAAATACATTTTAAAAACAAATCTATTCATTTTAATAACCTGATTTTGTTTTATTTCTTCCAATTGATATTGTAGACTTTCGCCCGCCCCTTAAATAGTTTTGATATTCCGTTGCAAATGCTACTGTTATAAAATAACGCTTTGCGTCGCTACAATGCCCAAACTCTTCATAACTTACCTTTGTTATTGGGTTTGTTTTCTTTGATTTCTTTATTGTTCCGTCGCTGTCTTCCAATGCATATTGATAATCAAAAAGGCTTTTCTTACATTTATCATTTACAAAGATAGTTATATTTTCAAAACAATTGCGATAAATTTCATTTATGAAACCGCCTGACTGTGCGACGCTTGGGTTAACGCTTTGCATTCTTAAGCGCGGTAAATAGTCCGTCAAGTTTTGTTGTATTTTAGTATAAAAGTTTTCACCCTTTGCCAACTTGGTGTCTTCTTTTATGCTGGTTCGGTCGCCATAAAGAAATAAACCTTTGACCCTACCAACAGGGTAACGCTGTTTAAATTCGTTGCATGCGTCTAAAACTCTATTTCGCGGATCGGGCAAACATATTTCGTCAATTTGTATTGCTTCTTTACCGTTAATTTGCCAAACTAAACATGTAATATGTGGGTTAACGTTTTCGTCCCATGTCAAATGTATCGGTAAATCTTCGTTCCAACCTTTTGTGGTAACGTGTTTGTCGGTTTGAAAATCTTTCCAAAATTCCCCGCCCGTTCGAAGTTTCCCCCAATTACCTAAGCCGTAAATTTGATAATAATTAAAATCGTTTATTTTATCTTTTTCAAAATCATTTATTACATGCGTATCTACAAACCCGCCAATTTGTTTTCCGTCGTCGTCAAATTCGCCGACAATATATTTATTGTCTAAATAGTTTGTTTTCAAAATTATCGTATCGCCTGCGTCGTTTATTTGCATTTGGCAAATATTACTTTCAATATCTGTTAAAAGTTCCTTATCGAAAACATTTTCTTTGATCCAATGTTGCTCACTAATTGGGTTAAATATTCCGATAATTTGTTGACCTACGCGTCCCCTTAAACGTTTTTTAATTTGCTTAAAATCCAATTCCTCAAACTGTGAAATTTCTTCCATGATTACGCGTTTGAATTGTGAAATACCTTTTACCTTTTCGCTGTCGTCCAAACCACGAAAACGAACAAACGAACCCGTTGGAACGCAAACTATGTAATTTTGTTGTATTATAAATAAATCATTTAAACCCCACGCCGAAATTACGCCTTTAAAGTCTGCGAAAATACTGTCGCGAATATCGCTTGCGTATTTTCTCAGGATCAATGCGTTTTCTTCTTTGCCTGATAACATTAAAACAATTTGAAGTTGTACTATTGAAAATGTTTTGGAACTTGACGAACCGCCGTAAACCCATACAAAACGAAAATTGGCATTGCTAAAATATTTTAGTAAATGCCAATACAGGTTGTTAAATAATTTAGGGTTAAAATCGATTTTATCCATTGTTGTTGTCTTCGTCCGCTTCTTGTTCGTCGTCTTCGCCGTAACCAACGCGCAACGTCTTTTGTGTGATTTCTTGTTTGATTTCTTGAACGCTTATTGTTTTACCCTCTAAACGGTCGATAATTTCTTTGTATGAATAAAGATCGCCCTCGATTGCTTTTGCGACTTGCTTAAGGTGCATTTGTTCGGCAATCGTTAAATTTTCAATTTCATTTGTTATTGGGTTTTCGGCTTGTGTAGTTAGGTTTAAATACTTTTGTAAAATGGTTTTACTACCAAGTGCGCCAATAGGACGCCCCTTTGGGTTTCCCGATTGTCCTTTTTTATATGGTATTAAATTGTCTTCTCTTGCCATTGTGTTTGTTTTTTCACTGTAAAATACAAAGTTAATTCATTTTTGACGGAACGATATAAAAACCGTCTACAATTTTAACGTCGGGTAATATTCTAAAAGATTTGTGGTAAGAATTTAAACCCTTAGTTTTCAACCTTTCGGCTTGTTGTTTTGTGTATTTCATTATTTTTTTGTTTTTCTCAATACGGTTGTTTTGCTGTCGATCATTACCCAATGATAACCGTTTTTTAATTTCATTGCTTCGGTTTCTTTTACTTCTTTTAGAATTACGCTTGCCTTTCGTTTTAAACGTTTTTGCGTTTCAAAAATAGTTTCGATTATTGGGTCGGGTTCTTTGTATTTCATGATTTTACAATTTCTTCTTTGACTTCTTCCCAATATTCCAACTCGTCGTCAAGTGCATTACCAAATCTTAAGGAATAAAGTGTGTTTAATATTTCTTCAACTGCTATTAATGCGCATTGTTTTGAATTAAATTTTCCAATTTCAAGTGTCATTTTATCTAACAAATCTTTTGATTTTTCTTTTGGTGTCGGTATCATATTATAAACTTTTAGAATTAAAACAAGCGTCGAAAAATTCCTGGGCGGTCCCTTTAAATTTACTATCAAACGCCGACAATATTAAATCTTTTTCGCGTTGTTCAAAAGTACGTGCGAAATTAATTGCAATGTGAAAAGCGCCGTTTCGTTCCAAGTCGCTTTCGTCTGCTTCTTGTGTTGGTACGATTTGTTTTTCTAATGCTTCGACTAACATTTGTATTGATGTTTTCATTAATTTATAGCTATAATTGTTAATGCTGTAAAAATAACTAAAATTGAAATTAAAGTCATAAACGCAACGATTTTGTTTTCCTGTTGTGGTGTCATAATCTTATTTGTTTTTTAAATTAATTACTAAGCCCCAAAATAAAAACGCCAATACTAATTCTTTTTGTTTTGGGTAAAAAGAAAATCCAAATATTATTCCTGTGTAATCTTTTTCAAATGTTATTGTCATAATTTTATTTTTTTAGTTTTGTTGTGCTTTTGTGTGTTCGTCCATTAATCTTTCAAATTCTTTCACCGCGTCGTCATAAACTTTTTTAAATTCCATGAACTCGTAAACTTGCCCGTTTTCGTCTTTGTTTTTTATTGTAATTTGTCTTTGATATTTTCTACTTTTTAATATTTTTATATCTAATGGATCCAGCGGTAAAATATTCATTTCTCCGTCTTCTGGGTTTAATACAATTAATTCAAACGCGTTTCGGGGTAATCCTGCGGGCGTCTTTTTGTAGTTCATGACTGCGAAAGGTATTTCGGCGTCGATTAATTTTTCTATTCTTTGCATGTTCTTTTTATTGTGATTGACAAATCGCCCTCGATTGCTTCTAAATTGTTAATATTTAAAGTTTCCATTGCCTTTTGTAATTTGATAAAGTACGGCGGTTGTTTTCTTTTTAATATTGATAAATTAGCTGGCGTGTAGTTTAACACGGTTGCCAATTCGTTTTGCGTCTTACGGGATTTGTAAAATAATTCTTTAAATAAACCCATTATTATAAATTAAATATATCGAAAAATCTTTGTAAAAGTGATTTTTTGTTTTCAACTTTTGTTGGTTCAACTTCCATAATACCTATATGCTTTTCGATAATTGTTTGTTTTTTGTTTTTTGACATTTCATTTGCATAATTCAAAACTTCCAATGCCAATTCAGGTGAATACTTTTTTAAAACAAGATATTTTGAAGTCCCCCTATTGCCTATGTTTTTAATAATTCCAAGTTTTGACAAACAAGTTGTAAAATTTTTATTGATTTTTAATTCCTTTCGTAACAATGTCAAATTTGTTTGCGAGTGATTTTCTATGCGCAATAAAGCAACTTCCAACGCATTTTCATACTTTTTAATTTTTTTTAAACTGTTCATTTTTTATTTTTTTAAGTGATTAATTTTGACAAATATACAAATGTTTTTTTAATACAATAATAAAACAATAATATTTTTATCTATTTTTTTATTTACGTTCAAAAAATGGGTTTAATATATCATAACGACCTACATAAACTTCGTTATTATCAATGTATTTTATTTCATGAAACCAAACCCCGTTTTGATTAAAGGTTCCCATTAAATAACATTCGCGTCCGTGTTTATCTTTTTTTATTTGTACCTGTTCTGGAATTTGGATTGTTCCATACCAACGACAACCCGCGCGCAATTTAATTTGTTTGTTCATTTTTAATTATTTTGGTTAATTCCCTATATTTTATTTTTAATACTTCTATTTCAGGAATTGACAATTTTGTAACTGTGTTCCGACTGTCATTTAATTTTAAAAGATTATCGTTTCCGATACGTTCGCCCAACCTCAACGAATATTCATTTATATTTCCGTGTCGGTGCTGGTTACATTCTACGCATTGCCCATGTACATTGTAAGTGTTAAATCTTAAATTTGGGTATTTTCCGACGCTGTAATAATGTCCCGCGTCAAATTTTTGGTTTAATGGTTTACCGCATGAAACGCAACCTTTGTTTTTGTCTCGCTCCCGTATGTAAGTATTAAAAACCTTTTGAAATTCTTGCAAATAGTCTTTATGCGTTTTTAATTTTTCCTTTAAAACTTTTTTTTCTTGTTTAGCTTTGTTTTCTTTTAATTTATTTGCGTAAGCCTTTGCACAATCATAACCGCAAACGCCTTGCAATTGTCGGGCTGGTGTGAAAACTTCTTTACATATTTTGCACCTGCGGGGTTTTATTTTATTTTCCATTAATCAAATTGTAAAGTTAGATTTTCGTTTGGTTCTGGAATATCGACGCCAAAATAATCGTTTGTAAATTGTCGAATTTCTGCGACGAAATCCATAAATTGAGACGTTGACAATTCCGTCGTTGACTTTACCCGTTCTAATATTTCGCCAGTTTCTTCGTTTGTCAAAATTACTTCTTTTAAAAACTTTAATTTTATAAGGTCGTGCGTGCTTTCATTTGTCATTGTGTGTCCTGCTTCGCGCAAACAATTTTGTACAATTGGAATTATTACGCCGTGATAAAAAGCGTTTTGCGGGTTTGATCTTTTTTTCTTTGGTTTTTCAAAGGTTATTAAAACGTCGTTACCCTCAAAACTTTTAATTGCGTCAATAATTAAATTGCGGTTTCTTTTTAGGTTCCCCCCGTTTACATTTGACCTGATCGTTATTTTTTGCATTACAAAATTAATTCAAAGTTTGCAATAATTTGTCCGTTGTTGTCCCATTTAAAATAACCCATTTCAAAACCTTTTGCAAAATATTTCGCTTTTTTATCGTTTGCAATTCTATTTCGTAACTCTTCGCGTTCCTGCGGATCTTCTACAAATAGGAACCATGAAAAAGAATTGGTCGGATTGTACATTTTTTTAATCATTCCTAATTCTTCTAATTCAGAACAACGCGCGGACGCTGTTTGTATTTTGTAACCTAGCAATACAAGATTTTCAATTGTAATTGGTTTCTTTGAAATTTCTAATAATATTTTTGCCCTGTCGCTGGTTGCTTTTCCTGAAGTTAATTGATAAATTAGCGCGTCAATTTTGTTTGTTTTCATAATTATTAATTTTTAAAAGTTAGGTTTTGTTTTATCATTAAATATTTTTTCTATTTGTTTTTTTGAAACCGCTTCGTTTTTTACAAATGGTAACCAGTCCGAATTAACTTCAAATGCAAAATTTTCAAACGGTTGGTTTCTGCTATATTCAGAAGTAACCAAAACGGCGTCGTCTTCTTTTTCTACAAATACAACGGTTTCCGCTTTTTTTAATACCGCCGACCCTAAATGACCTGTCGGTTTATTGCTTCCGAAATTTCTGTGTAAAACTGTTATTATGTGGCAATTTTCGTTCCCGCTCCATTCCAATAGTTTTTGTGATACTTCGTTTGACGCTTCTAAATTATTAACGTCGTTAACTAGATCGGCAACCCCGTCAATAATTAGTAAACCGATATTGCCTTTATATTTGCTTTCGGTAAAGATCCATTCTATAAATTTAAACCTTTCATTTGCCGACAATGTGCGAAGCGCAAACGGTTTGTAATTTATTGGGTTTGACCCTACCATTTCGGCAACCCTGCGGAAAACCCTTTGGGCATGGAATTGGCTTTGTTCTGTGTCAATATCTATGATCCATTTTTTACCAACATTGTGTCCTTTAATTTCTGTTGAAAATACGTTAGAATTACCGCCAATATAACATGCCGTTATTAAAGATTTTAAAAATGTTTTCTTTGATTTCGACGCTCCAACGATACAGGAAAAATCCCCATAACTTCCAAAAGGTATTGGGTAATTTTGTCCTTTGTATTGACTTGTACCAATGCTAATTGCTACGGGTTGAGGTTTCAATACTTCGTCAATGTCGACAAACTGCAAATCGTGAATATTTTTAAAATTAAATTCCTGTTCTTTTGGTTCTGGTTTTAATTCAATTTTTGGTAATTCGATCATAATTTTATTAATTTAAGTTTTTATAATGGTTTATTGCTTCCGAAATTTGACTATTTAACCCCTTTTCTATCTTTTCAGACGTCCAAATACCTAAAACGTACTTTTGTATAACTTCTGAATTATCTTTTATTATTTGCGCTTCTTTGTCTTTTTCTTCTTGCGAAATAATTAACGGGTGCAAATTACTAAAACCAAGTGAATTTTTTAAATTATTTAATTCAATTAAATTAAATCGATCTTTAAAATCATTATATAAATTAATCAAAGGCGTTTTTAAAATTTCATGCAATTTTTTTTGTGCAAATTTTATGTCTTGGTAAAATTGTATTTCATTTATAAAACAGTAAACATACATTTTGGCAAATAATCGATTGTTTTGTATTTCTTGGGTCTTTTGTCGGTTAATCCATTCGGCAACAATTGTGACCGCTTCTATGTCGTTTTGGTTTGGTGTATGGTTCCCGTTTGATACTCTCCAAACAATTCGTTGCATTGCCTTTTCTATTGTCATAATTTATCAATTTTTTTTAGTTGTTTTTTATTTTCGCGTGCGGACATGACTAACTTTTGAATTTGTTTTCTTAACGTTGCTGTTGACAAAATATTTGTTTTCCAAAATTCACCCAACGGGCTGTCTAAATATTGCCAAACGTCTCTAAAATCATTTATTGTACATTCGTTATTTGTAATTGCCAAACGTATCGGATCGACGTAATTTTTAAAAGTTGCTTTTTGCTGGTTAATTATTGGCGCGTTTCTTTGACTTAGATTTTTAATAAATAAATTTTGAAAATCTTTTGCAATTTTAAAATACAATTGTAAATCGATAGGGACTTCCGAAATTTTAATTTCGGATAATATTCTTTTTTGAATAACATTAACATTAACACTAACATTAACAGTTGAAACCGTTGAACGACTTTCAACGTCCGTTAACGTTTGTTGACTTTCGTTGTTTTTAGCCAACGCCCTTGCTTCTGCTGATTTTTTACCCGCTTCGCTCCATTGTTTGCGCTTGTCTTCATATTTTATTAGATCACGTTTCAACGATTGTTTTATCGGTTCAAACGCTATGTCAATTAAAATATCGTTTGCAACTGGGTTTTGATCGTTGACATATTTTAAAATATGCAAAAATAATTCGCCCGCTTTGTTTGACGGCATTTTTTCAATTGTATGTATTAAATCGGAATATAAAATAAATCCTTTTTTGTCGGTAGCCATAATTAAAAAGTAAAATCCGATACAGTCCGCCTATTGTGAGATTTGGCATTCCGTATCGGATTTTTATAATATTTTTTTAGTTTTGTAATAAATCTCACTAAATTACAAACGCAAATATAAAACTATTTTTTAAATAAAATGTTGTTCGTCTGAAATTTCTTCTTCTTCTAAAAACGGGGACGCTTCAATAGTTTGCGAAATAGCTTCTTTATATTCAGGCGTTTTTGTGATTTGTTCTTTTAAGAAGTCGGGCAACGTTAAAAATTTTGCTTCGTCAAAGTTTTCAAAATCAAAAACAAATGTATCGTTAACCTGTGGCGGGCAAACCAAGCCTTTTGGCATTGGTGAAACGCTACCGATTGCCTGATATGTTTTTGTAGGGTCTTTTTTACCTTGAACGTGAATAATATTTAACATACATGGAACCCCTAAAAGTTTTGTGATGTCGAACGCTTCGGCTTCTTCTTCCGTAAATGCTTTACCTCTCCAACTTTGTAAGTCTTTTCTTAAATTTGCTTTGTCGGCTAAACTCAAAGTATATTCTTTGTCAATAACGCATGGTTGTTCGCCTTTTTCTGGATTAAATACTTTTAATTCTGTTGGTAGTTCCCAGCCAATTCGAACTTTGTGCATTTGCTTTTTAACTCCCAAAAATTCTTCGTCACATGTTCCGATTTCTACCATTCGGTAACAACGCGCAACGTAATTCCCTGCTTCTATTAATTCTCTTTCAAATCCTTCAATTTTTTTTGCTGTAATTGCCATAATTTTTGTTTTTTAAATGTTTATTAAAATTTTACTGTAATACTCGATTTTCTTGGGGTTGTCCCCACTTTTGGAACGTCGTTCCCGTATGCGTCAATAATTGATTGTTTTTGCGCTAATTTAAGTAATTCAACGCGAGCGTCTAAATCGGCTTTTAATTGGTTATAAATTTCGTCGTCTGAATAATTAACCGTATTACCGCCGTTAGTATAATTAAATTCAACGCCGTTTTTGTCGGTTTTTTCCAAAATTTCTATTTTGTCCCTGAACGTTGCGTCGGCTGAATTTATTACTTCTTTAAGTCTGCAAATATTCGTCCAAACTTGTAACGGGTCAACTTCGCCGTTTTCCAAAAGGTCGTCGACCATTCGTTTACCTGTCAAAATTGCTTCTTTTTTTGTGAACGTTGGCGCGTACATTGTTGCCACTTGTTCCGCCTTAAATTCAAAATAAAGGTCTTTGCTCATAATTCTAATTTTTAAAGTTAATTGTTTTGTAAAATTTCAGGATCTTTGACTTTAATATTATAAATATATTCGTCGTCGTCGTCTTCGTCCTCTTCTTGGTTTGCTGGGTTGTCGGGGTTATACGTTCCCTCGATGTAGTCGTCTAAATTCATAGTTTTGATTTTTTAAGTTAAACAAAGATAATTCTTTTTTTGGATTACACAACTCAATTAAATTATTTTTTTGATCTGCAAATAATAAATTAAATATTATTCGTTCGGTTGCGTTTAAATTTTTATGTTTTTTACCGTTTAAAGTTAAAAAACCGTTTTGAAGTTTTAACATTGTATTGCGTTTTTTAAAAGTTTGTAAGCGTTTTCGCGACCGCCAACGGCGTTAATTTGTTTTTGTGAAAATACTAATTGAAATCGTAAATTTTTTACGTCCTGCGGGTCAATTGATTTGCGCCCGCGTTTGGTTTGTGTTTCTTTATTCATAATTTTAAATGTCTATTGCTATTAAATCAATTTTTGTTTTTGTTTCGTTGTACGCCGTTAAGAATTCGAATTCGTCGCTATCGGTTAAACTGTCTAAACAAAACGGCAATGTCGCGTGTTTAATTCCGATTTCTTCGTCGGTTACACAAATGCAATGTTTTTCCGAATAAATTTTAAAATTATAGGCGCTAGATTTGTAAAACGCTGGCAATTTAATATTTATTTTTTCTTCGGTTGTTTTTTTAATTGTAAATTCCATTTTCTTAGTTGTTAATAATTAGTTGTACAATAATTCGAATAATAAAATAAGATGCGCAAAAGGCAATAAAACAAATTTGTAAATTTCTTTTTAATAAAAAGTTTTTCATAATATTTAATTTTTAAAAGTTAATGCGCGTTGTTCGGACGCGCCCCCGATTTTATTATATTTTTACAATTCTATAAAAACAATCGTATTTGTCAATTGTAGTTTTTGCAATTCTATTAAATCCACTTCCGTTAAACCAAACAAATTTGTCCGATACTTTTTTTATAACTGCTGGATTAAAATTTTTGCCGTCAATTGATTTTTCAATAATACTTCCAATTTTTAAATTTTCCGCTTTCATAATATTTTATTTAATTATTAATAATATTATTACAATTTTTACATTTATGTTCAAAATCTAATTTTAAAAAATCTTCTTTTGTCAAGGTATCGTATTCAATGCCTGTTGATATTTTACCGCATATTGGTAAAGGCAAATTCATTCCGCTTTTTGTTTTTGTTAATCCTTGTAAGTGTTTTTTGTAAATTTTCATAATTGATTTTTTTAATTGTTGTTATCTGAGTACAAATATATAAATACTTTTTAATTACGCAACACAATTAAATAAAAATAATTATCTTTTTTGTTAATTTATATTAATTCTAAATAAGAAACCCCGTTTTATTGGGTTGTATGTAAAATAAAAAACCTTAACTTTGTAATTCGGTTCTCATAATTCCGATTTTTTTAAGTGAAAGGACGGTCGGCAATTGATTTTGTCGGCTGTTTTTTTTGTATAAAAAAACCCGTTAATTAATAACGGGCGTTTGTATTATATAAACCAAATTAAATTTTTATATTTTCGATATAAATAATAGATCGGAATTATCAAAAGTAATAACCACAACCAACAAAACGTCTTTTTATCAATTTCTTTTTTAATAATTTCAGTTGACGCCTTTTTTTTGGCTTGTTTTACCGTCTTTTTAGTTTCTTTTATATCTTTTGCAATATTTGTGACAACTTTTTTATTTACGCGTCTTAAACGGGCGTTTTTATAAACTTTACCGTCAACGATCATTGGCGCGATAGTATCAATTGGTTCGATAACCACTTCGTCCGTATTTTCTACAATATTGGTTTTCGTGTTGTCGGTTTTTACTTCTTCTACTTTTACCGTCTCGGTTGTTAATTCCTTTTGAACCTCAACTGATTTTTGAACCTTTCGGGAACCGCAACCAACCAACAGGAAAAAAATTAATAATATTTTTATAAATGTTTTCATTATACTATTTTATAGTTTATAATTCTAATATTTTTTAATTCGTAATTACCTGATTTGTCAATTTTAACATGTGCAAACCCGTGATTATAATTATTGTATGGTGCATATTCAGGTTCCAAACCGCACAAACAACCCGTCGACCATGTCGTCGTTACTTCACCGCTCAAAGTTTTTTCCGTGTGTTCGCTGGTTCTGTGGTGATGTCCTACGATACAACTTTCCTTTGCCTTTAAAAATAACCCTCGCGCGGGGTTAACAGGCGGGGCAAATCCCCCAAACCATTCATGCCCGTGTAATATAGGCAATTTTCCAGCCAACGCCAATTGTTTATCCTTTACCAAAGTGACGCCAAATTCTCGCATTCTTAAAAGTTGTTCCAATTTAAAATCGTCAATTCCTAATAACTCAGGGGCTTTGATCATTAAATAATCTTCGTATCTTTTTTCATGGTTCCCGATTTTATAATAGATCGGGCAATTGAACGTTTCTTGTAACATTTTTAAAAATTGACGTCCCATGTCTAATTCGCCCGCCATGTCGCGCAAGCGTCTATCTTTTGTAAATCTACTGCATTGGTAAAAGTCCAATATATCACCGTTTAAATATACTGCATTGACTTTTTTTTCAATTCCGTAATTGATCGCCAATTCTAATGCTTTGTTATCCTGATAAGGAAAATGTATGTCCGATAAAATTAAAATATTATTTTGACCTTTTGGAATTATAAAAGGTTCTATTTTTTGGTAATCGCTTTCAGGCAATTTTTTTGTCATTGACTGTTTTTTTTCTTCGTCCGTTCTTTTTTGCACAATAGTTTGGTTTACATTAATATAATTTTTTAATTCACCGCGATAGTAACGAACCATTGCCCGAACCTGCTCTATATTTTCAAAGTCCAAAGGATTTTCTTTTAAAACAATTCTAGAAATTGCCATTGTGGTTGCTTTGGGAAACTTTAATATGTAGGTAGTAACAATTTCGGAAATATATTTTTTTGCGTGTTTATTGTCTTTTGACATGACTATATTTTCGCGTAAATAATGCCGTTGTCAATTATTGTGATCCCTTTTTCAATTCTTGCTTTTAAAGTTTTCCAATCAAAACCGAAAGTTTTTTGAAAATGTGGCGCGTCTTTAAACTTGACCCAGTCCCCGCCCCATTCGTAACCGTTTGATTTGAAAAATTTAACAACGGTTTTCCAATGTTCGTTGTTGTCCCAACTTGCCGTCTCAAATGTTCCGTCGCCGTTTTTATCGTATAACAAAACAATGTCAAATGCTAGTCCGTAATTATGTATACTTTGCCAGCTGTCGGCGTTGGTTACCTTTGGACGTTGTAAAAATAATGCGTGTTGTTCGGCTGGGCTTCTAAATACATAAGCAAAACGCAAGCGAACGCCTGCGGGTAACATTTTATTGCATTGCAAATAAAGTGACAATAATTCGTCCCTCAATTTTGGGTGCGCTTGTTTAATTCTTTCAAGTGTGATTTTATCCATTATTTTGTTATTTCGCTAATGTCTTCTTTTATTTCTTTTGCTCGATTAAATGATTTTTTTAAAAGTTTCCAAATATCGACGCTGAAAGTTTCTTCGATGTTTTCTTTAATAGAAACCAATTCAATAAAAATTAAAAGAATAGCGCATATTTTAGTAAACATAAAATCAAAACCGAACGCCTGTTTTATAAATTCATTTAAAACATATTTATCAATAACGAATAATAATAAAATACATATTTCATAAAGTGCCATTTTTGAAATAATATTAGATAATTTTCGACTTTTTACCGACTTCCAGCCATTTAACTTTATCGACTTAAAAATACCTGTGAAAGTATCTAAAATTATTGCCGTACCGACCGAAATTAAAAGCCCGTAAATTGGGACGAATAAAAGTATTAAAGAAGCGAAAAAATAATTTATGTATTTCATTAAATTGTTATTGTAAAATAAAAGGCTACCTAAGTAGCCTTTTTTTGTATTATTTAAAAACTGCTAATATTTGCCCTTTTGCTAAAACCGTTAAACCCTCGTTTTCTTCAATAAATCCTTTTAGTGTTTTTTCGTCACTCGGATCCAAATCCAATTCAATACCTTTTTGTAATTTTTGCGCCCAACTCCAAAACTTTAAAGGATCCCCTTTTGACCCAATAGCCAAACAGTTTGCAATAAGTTTCCCAGCGTTGGCGTTTTCAATTTCTTTTCCGTCTAAGTCCTGAAGTAAAAAGTTAAAATCTAATTTCATAATTTTTGTTTTTTTTATAATTAAAGTTCAAAGATATGAATTAATTTTCAATTGTTAATGTTATTGAAATAGGGTTTATTAATAACTCAATTTGTTTTGAGATATTAGCTTCTATTTCTGCGATCTTTTCTTCGCCCATTGTTGACTTAGTCCATTCAACAATTTGATCGTTTGTTAATTCATTGAACGGGGTAAATTCCGTTATTTCGCTAGTATTTAAAACCTGCGTTCCGTATACCGTCGCTCGCGTTGGGTTTTCTAAATTGTCCGATCCTGTCACAATCCAATGAACGTTGTAAATTACTTCCGTAAATTCACCCGCTGTTGGGTATGCGTCAACCGTTCTGCAATTCCAATCGTAAACAATTCCTTTGTTTTCTTGTTCGTTTTTCATTTTTATATTTTTGTTATATTACTACTTTTGCGACCCCGCCCGTGTGATAAAAAGCCCCTACCGTTAAACCGCCAGCAATTGCCAACGCGTTGGTTGCATATTCTACCAACCCCACAACGTGAAGTTTTGATGTTGGTGCGGTTGTTCCAATTCCCACATTGCCCCCAATTTTTATTCTTAAATACTCGGTTAAATCGGTTGCGGTAACACTAGCCTTTACCCCAAAGACTAAATCTGAAGCCCAAGTACTCGAAACGTCTTGTAAAACTTCACCAATCATTGCGGTTGTTTGAGTATTTGAATTATTTCTTCCAAACGCAATTCCTGAAAATGTCCCTATTACCGTTGACGCATTATTTACCCTAATTACTGACGTTCTAGAATTGCTAAAACCTGTGTTTGCGTCTGTATTTGAAATTGTAAGTATTTTTAAAGGGGTTGTGTTCCCAATTCCTACGTTTCCACCTGAGGGGTTTAAAGCTATGCTAGTTGTTAATGATATTAAATTGTTATATCCTTGAATAAATGGAACGGTACCACTATCGATTGTACCAAGTCCCAGCCATGACGGTGTAGAAGTTCCGCCACCAATTAAAGTTGATGTCGCATTTGCGCTGTCTAAAATTGTTAATCTATATGTTGGATTTGTTGTTCCAATTCCTACTTTACCTACTGAAGTGATACGCATTCGTTCGGTATTACCTGTTAAAAAACCAAATGCTTTATCACTACCACCAGAAGCGTGTAATTTCACAATACCGTTAGTGTGGTCTGGTTGTATATAAAAACCAGTTTCGGTGTCATTTGCATTGGTAGTTACTACTAAACCAAAAGTTTGATTTGCAGTTTGTATATGTGTTTTATATAAAGGCGTTGTCGTTCCAATACCTACGTTGCCACCTGAAGCAACAAACATTTTTGTACTTCCGTTAGTAATAATCAATAAATCGGCATTGCTATATGTTCCAAATCTTCCGACCGTGTCAACTGAAAATCTAATGTCGCCACCGCTTGCGGATTGTACGCGACTTTGAACGGTTCCCGATCCGTAAACGTCTAATTTTACCTCAGGGTTTGAGGTTCCAATTCCTACGTTTCCTGAAGTATCGATACGAACTCGCTCAACCGCATTTGTTACAATAGCTAAATTATGATTGCTTGACGCTCCCATACCTACAACGTTTGTATTAAATGCTGGGTAAATTTGAAATTCGTATCCAGATAATGAACTTTTAATATTCCCAACAACTTCTAATTTTGTAGTTGGCGCCGTTGTTCCAATTCCGACAAATCCACCCAAAGTAATACGCATTCGTTCGGTAGATGCATTTGTCCTAAATAACAGCGAACCTGTTATGTTTGTGTTGTCAATATATCCGTCGATACCCTCGCCAATTAATCGTAACGAAGCCGTTGCGCCTACTATACCCATGTATAAAAGGGAACCACTTGCCCCTCTTATATCTAATGTTGTATAATTAGAAATTGCAACAGGCGTTGTGGTGCCAATTCCTACGTTGCCCGCTGAAGTGATACGCATTTTTTCACTTGGGGTAGTAAATGTTGTGTAAAATCTTAAATCTAAATTGTCCGCAAAATCTTGTCTATTTACTTCAATACCAGCCCAAAAATTATTGGCTTGGTTGTCTCCATAAATTCTTAAAAAAGTACTTGAGGGAAAATTTCCGCCTGAATTTATATTTCTTATAGATAAATTACCGACTAAATCTAATTTTGAAAACGGCGTTGTCGTTCCAATTCCAACGCTTGTTCCGTTGTCAAATATTTGACTATCGCCAATTGAATTTGCGCCCGTGAATTTTGATATTTTATTTGTTGTTCCTGAGACTGACGGAATATTTGAAGTTAACGCCAAAGTTCCCGAAGCGTTTGGCAAGGCATAAGCCCTGTTTGCTGTTAATGAATTGTAAGTAATTTGTGCGTTAAACGTTGAAACTCCCTGAAGTGTTAATTGCCCAAAAGTAAGGATTGCCAACGTCGTTGTTGGGTCTGTCATTAACGTAAATTCTTCACTATCTAAAAACATTCGCCCGTAAACGCCAAATGCTGGATCTAAAAATTTATATTCTTTTGCGCTTGCGTTAAAATTCCCTAAGTTTAAATTATTGTTTGCCCCTGAATATGGAACATAAGCGTTTACCAAGTCTGTTTGGTTTGCAATGCTTCCCGTGATTGCTCCCCAAACGGCTGTGTTGTCGGTTATTACAATGTAAGTTGAACCGCTCCAACGGTAAATGTATTGTGTATCTTTTGAAACGTAAATTTTCCCCGTTTCTGGCGTTATCAAATCGGTATGCGCTAAGTCTGTATAAAATTGACCTGTAAAAAAATAACCCTCGATAACGTCGTCAACGTAACTTGGCAACTGAGAATTTGGAACTTTACCGTTCACCAAATCCGCCTTAACTGCTAAATTTATTAATAACGTTGGATCTATTCGGTACGTCGTACCATTTATTGAAATTGGAACGTCTCCGCTAGGTTGCGCGGTTCCAATATATATTGGTAACTCTGAAATTCTTTTGCTCATTTTTTAATATATAAATAAATTATTTGCCTCGTCTTTTAAAACTTCCTGACTTTCGATCAATAAATAATCACCTACAATTGCGCGATTAAATATTTTTAATTCCGCCGTGCAAAATTGATAATTTTTTCTTTTTATTTCTTCCGACATTATTTCGTTTGAAATTAATTCCGTATCGTATTTAAAAACTTGACCCGTTGTTGTGATCGCGTTTAAATCTTTTATATCGTTGTCAATTATTAATTTTGGTAATAAATTTAAACTTAAATACAACTCCAATACAACGTCAAAAAGAGTGCAACCCTGTTGAAATTCTTTAAATGCTTGCATTTGGGTACAAATTAAGTTTACCGTCCGATCCAAATTCAATAATAGGGTTGTCAACCTTGTATCCGTCTTTTTCTAGTTCAATTTTTACTTTTCTTGCCAGCTGTTGCGATCCGCCCGCCGACTTTGAAAAATTACCAATTCCGACCCCGTCCAACGGAAATTCTTTCCACCAGCCAACAAATGCGTTGCATGTATCAATAACATGTTGTTGGTCGCTTTCAACAATTGCAATATCGCCGTTTGCAAAAAGCAAATCGCCGTCGTTATCTAGTCCAAAATCGTATCTAATTGCCATTTTTACCGTGCTTAACGTTTATATTTTCTATTTCTGCTCGCTGTGAAATCGTTAAAATTCCCGAAATTGGCGTCGATGTCGGCAACGTTGGAACCCCAACGGCTGTAACTGCGTGCGTATGTGTTCCAAAGGTAGTAATTATTTCGTTGACTTTATTTTCTAAATTGTTTAATTTTTGCGTAAGTTCCACAACCTTAACAAGTCCCCCAAATTCACCACCCATAATATCAAATTGCATAATATCTGAAAATGTAACGATAAAAGGTAACGTATATTTTGACATTAAAATATAAACCATACTATCTATTTCTGGCGTAATTACCAAACCGTCCGAAATTCCCGCCGTAAGTAACGCGTCAAAGGTTAAATTTGCCGTTCCTGTGATAGTTGTTACATTTGCCGTTCGTTTGCTTAAATCGACTGAATTGACGTTGCATTGATACAATTTGACTTCGTCTTGATTTCTCGTTCCCGCTAATTCCTGAATTGTTCTTGTTAAATCCGCCATTTTATTTTATTTTATAGTCTAATTCAATTTTTTGACGAAATCCATTCACCCCGCTCGAAACGTCAACGGCTTTTATTTTATAGGTTCCGTTTTGTTCTGGTAAAAGTTTGTTTATTATTTGTGCATTGTCTCCAAATTCAACGCTAGGGGTTCCAAAGGTTGTGAAACTTCCTTTAAATCCTGAATAATAATATTTTTCCAAACTTGTTTTTGCTAAGGCTATTAAATCGCCCGTTGTTTTTGCTTCCAAAAAATGAAATGTTTTTCGTTCGCCGTCGACGTTTGCGTCGGCTTTGTCTCCTTTTTTTACTTCTTTGCTTTGAAATTTACCCGAACGATCAAACCAGACTAAAACTTCAATTCGTGAATTTTTAGTCTTTGCGTGACCGTCTTTTGTTGTTTTGCCTGTTAATTCTTCAATATGATTTGAAGCAACCGCCGACAAAACAATATCGTCTTTTCTTGTAAAATTTAGATCGGACGAAATTATATTTTCCTGAAATTCAAAAGTTTTTGTTTTTGCTTCTGCTTCAATGTAAACAATAGATCCGACGCGCAATTCAGTACCTTTAAAATAACAATGCATAAACGCGTCTTTTCTTAATTTTTCCAAAAACTGCGCAACCGTCATGTTATCTATTATTAACAATGAATTGTCCCACGTCAATTTCGTTGACGCTAATTGATTAACCGTTAATCCTGTGCCTATTAATGCTTTTGTCAATACGTCTTCTAAACTTACGCCAGAACCATAAGCGCCGTTTGTCATTGGTAATTGTTTTAATAAAAACATGCTGTCTTCAATTTCAATTTCAACAGGAATTTTGGCGTTTATTTTAGTTATGTAACCCTCAAATATTACGCGTTTTTCTGTTTGCTTTTCATTCAAATTGTCGTCCCAATAAATATAAAACGCTTCAATTTTTATTTTATCGCCACGCATTAAAATTGGCGCGCCGTTAAATCCTGCAATGTTTTTATTTTTACCAAAAAATGAAATTACGTTTTTTGTTTGTAAATCCACAACCGACATGTTTTTCGGAAAAATTACTTTTCCGCCTGTTGTCATATTTTCCCAGCCGTTTTGTATTTCAAAACTATTGCAAAAATCAAAGAAAAAAACCTTTGATCGTTTTGTTATTATACTATCGGAATTTGTGAAATCCGTTCTTTGTGTAATTGTTATATGTGTGACGGGTTTTAACATTATGATATTATTTTCGCTTCAAATCTTTTGTCTGAAAGCGCGTTAATTGTAAAATATTGTGTTGAATATTCGCCCTCAGTCTGTCCGAAATTATAATCTTTAACAACAATGTCGGTAATATCTAAATTTTGCAAATACCATGAAGTAATTTCTAGCGGTTGTCCCGCTGACAAAATTATTTTTAATTGTCTTGTTAATTCCTTTGGGTTTACATTGTAAGTCCCATTTAAACGACCTGTTATTTGTATTTGAAAATCATCTAAGCCGATATATTCTTTTACGGTTCCGTCGCGTCCCTGTATTTCTGTTGTGATTATTTTTTTACTTTGCGAAACTGTCAACAAAACGTCGTCAATTCTAAAATCTTCCCAACTGTCCGTAACTTCACCGCTTTGGTTTAAAATTACGCCAGCGTTAAAAATTACATTTGAATATACAACCGTACCAAGTTTTGAAGTAAATTTTTGTACTGGTATGTCACCACTTACAAAATTTTCCTGAACCTTATCTTTAATATAAGGCGAATTTTGCGCGTCCATTATTTTAATATTATTTAGTCCCGCGAAATCCGCAAGTCCAACGACTGCGGACGTTACAATAGTATTTAAAATTAACGGGTTTTCTAATTTGCTGGGTACTCTAAAATTTTCCATATATTTAATTTCCTGCGGTTATTTGGCTATCATTTACCGCGCTTGTTAATGCCTGCAATACTTTATCTTTTATTGCCGTTGTGCTTTCCTGTATGTTTGTCGTCTGTATTCTAAAATCATTTATAAGATTGCCAATTGTAACGTTTACCGTGACAACTTTACTTCCAGAAACGCCAGCCGTTCCCTTTTTTTCTTTTCCTGCTCCTGCTCCTGCTCCTACGTCACTTGTCATTGGCTTAACTGATCCAAGCCCTTTTTTGCTTTTGCTGTCTTTTTCTTTTGCTTGGTCTTTTGCATAGTCCCCAACGCCAGCCGTGTAACCGTCTTTTGCCGATTTTGCCAAACGCATTGCGGATCCTTTTATCGTTTCTGTGACTTTGTTTAAACCAGCCTTTACCGTTTCTAAGTCTAATGTAAAAACCCCCTTTAAAATTTGACCTAAGCCCGAAAACATGTCGCCCCAAATTGATACGTACGTTTTAATAACGTTACCAACTGCAAAAATTACGCCCCTAAAAACTTCAAATCGTTGGTAACATTCATAAACCGCTGTAATAACTGCGCCAATTGCAATAACAATCCAAACAAACGGGTTAACCGCGTTAATTAATGCCATAACTCCAGCCAGTACCATACCGCCCGCCGACGCTCCCGCCATTCCTGCGGTCATTGCTCCCATTGCGAACGTTTGCGCTATAAAAGACGTCGTTGTAAATGCTGTATACATTGCGGACAATTTTTGTTGTGCGTTGTAAACTAATAAAATCCCAACAACAGAAACTAAAAATACTTTTACTACTTCGGCAACGACTGCGTGTTGTTTAAAATATTCCGTTACGCTTTGAATTGCTTTTCCTGTATTTTTTAAAACGCTTCCAATTGCTTCAAAAATTGGCATTAAACTAACCAATGCACTTTCGGCAATTTCTCCAAATGTTAGCTTTAATGATCCCATCATTTTATTAAATTTCGCCATAGGGTCGGCGTCGAACGCTGATTTTGCTGATCCGCCAAATTCGACTGCTAATTCGTTTAATATTATTTTTTGTGCGCCCGCAAGGTTCCCCGTTTCCTGCATGCGTTTTATAGTTTCTTTTTGGCTTTCACTAAAAGAAACCCCCACACGTCGTAACGCTGTCATACCTTGTATTGGGTCGTTCAATGCTTTTCCGACTTGTATTGACGCTCCCTTTAAGTCTCCGCCCATTCTAGTTGCCAAATCCATGATTGCGGGTTGCGCTTCATTAAAAATTTTATCTTTTACAGAAGTAAACGTCAATAAAAGTGATTGCATGCCGAAAATGTCCGCGCGTCCAAACTTACTGTTTGACGCTAAGGATTTTGCACTTTCTTCCAATTGCTTCATTGACAAACCCGCCATTTGATTTGTTGACGTCAAAACCGCTTGAACTTGTGCTGTCGCTTGGTGCAATTCGTGTACTTTTTCTAAACCGCCTTTTACAAATTCCAAACCTTTAAAAACCGCAAACCCAACCCCTAGGGTTCCCATGATTTTTGAAAGTCCGCCCATTGTCGAATTAAGTACTCCCGCGTTTTGGTTCATGCCTTGCAACTTACTTGAAAGCATGTCGTTTGCGGTTACCGTATACCTTATTTGATTATCCATTGTTTAATTATTATATTGTCCTGTTTGCTTTAATGCAAATTGTAATTGTCCCCAATTTTTAGCCAATTCGTCGTCCGTCATGCTTTCAACGTCTAACGTAAAATGCGAAAAGTAGCGAAGTAACGCAATCATTTTCGTTTCTTCGCTACTTTGTTCGCTAATTGTATGGTCTTCTATTTTTTTTTAAAAGTATTTACCGCCAATTCAACTGTTGCAAATGCTTCCATTGTAGCCCCTAAATAGTATTTGTCTTCTGATAAAAAACGTTTGTCGCTTTCATCTTCAATAAAAATACTGTCGAATAATTCCGCCGATGCCGTAACGGGTGCGGTCATTGCCTTATCCATTACCCTAAGTTTTACCATTCTTGACGGTTCCTTTATAAATCCGATAATGTCTTCGCCCGTTTCTTCGTCGTGAAAAATAATTGGCAATACTTTGCAATTAAGTTTAATACTTAACGCGTCCGCTTTTTTTTGTGCTTCCATAATTTTAATAATTTAGTGAATATAAACCCGCCAAAATTGACGGGTTTTATTGTTTTTTTTAATTTATCGTTGTATTTGTCCGATAACTAACGGCAAAGATACTAAAAGTTTTGTATCGCCCTGCGATGCGCTCAAACCTTCTTCCGTAAATTCGCACATACTTAAAACGTCTTCGGTTACTAAAACCCCCGCGCCACTTTCAAAAAGTACATGAATTTTAAACGGCGGTATTTGCATAAGATCGTTATTTGGTGCGCTTGCAATAATTCGTTTCAATTCGTCCGAATAAATTTCAATGCTTCCCTCGTATTCTTTGTTCCCGTAACCTCTCGAAATTGGTTCGTAACCTGCCCCGTATTGGTTTTCCTTTTTTTGTTTGATTTTGTATTCGATTTTTGTAATTCCCACAACAGGAACCCCGAATAAAATCACTTTAACGTTAGCCCAACTGTAATTGATGCCGTTTATTAATGGTGTTGCCATAATTATAATGATGTTTTAAATCCGATGTTAACAACTATGTTGCGCGCAACTCCTATTGGTACAATATTGATTGCTACAACTACTTTTGACGTACTCGCTACGTTTTGGTTTGGGTCAATTGTTACTCCAATTGCCGACGCTTCTTCGCTTCTTACCATGTTGTCTGTAATTACAGACGCCTGACCTGTTAAAAATGAAACGGTGCTATTTGCTAACGTTCCGTTTGCGTTTAATAATAACGGGCTATTTAAAGACGGTGTCAACGCTTCGTCAACCCCTCTAATTGCTTTGTCAATTACTCTATTGTTTTCAATGTATGCATAATCGCTAGATTGAACAATTGCCGTGTGACTATCGTTATGAAAAGAACCAGATTTGTTTGGGAATTTTCTTAAAAATACGTAACGTTTTAAATCGATAGCGTCTAACAATGTTGTTGAAACTGATCCGTCGTTGAAATTAACTCCATTTGCAAACGCAATACTATCTAATTCAATCCCATTTGACATATCAAATTTACCAACCCAACCAATGTTCTCACTAACTGAAGACAAAGAAACCGCCCCAAGCGTTGCGCCCAAAGTTGTAACCGATTTGCCCGTTGCGTGAAAAATTCCGTGTCCAACTCCTGCGCCGTCTTGACCTATAACAACAGAAACTTTGTTATTTGAAAACGTTGCTAAGTCTGTTAATGTTGAAACGTTTGCAACTGCTTTAATGTCACCAGCGTAAATGACTGATAACGGCATTTTGTTATTGTCTAATGTATTGCAAACCGCCTGAACTGCTGTTGTGTCTGAAACTGCTAATGCTTTACTATCTACAAAAACCCCAAGTTGACGCATTGCGCCATTTGTAAATTCTTGAAAAGATTGTATTTCAGTATATGTGTAACTTGCTGGTATTGCTTGAAAGTTTAACCAAAGAAAACCCTTTGGCGAAATTCTAAAAAATTCCGAAATATGATAATACCAAGTTGCTTGTAATGAAGCAATACCGCCAGAAAATGGCGTTGTAACGCTTCCCGCGATAGTTCCTGCAATTGTAGCCGTTAAAAGCCCTGCGGTATTTGCGTAAATTCCAAGTCCTTTTCTTACTTTTACTGTAAACGCTCCACTTGCTCCGATAGTAGCTACATAACCATGTAAGTAACTTCCTGCGTTAATTGCGTTAACAACCCCAGTCGCAACCAATAACGGTGTTGTGTCGGTTGCTGTTTTTACATAACTACCTAAAACAACCGTTTTGTTTGGTTCTGCAAAATTAATTGTTATGCTGTCGCCTGTCGCTCCAATTCCTGAAATTGTGTAAACCCCCTGCGCTTGCGTTTCGTCTGCGTAATTTTTACCAATTCCCAATGCTACGGCGTCGGCAACCGAAAAAATTTGTTTTATTCTGTTTGTAGTTGAAAAGCCACTCGGTAACGTGTTGGTATAAAACAAAAGTCCACTAATGTAATCTTTGCCCGCCAATGGTCGCCCTAGTCCGCCCTTACCTTTTACAAAACTAATGTTATTTAATGCCATTTTTTTTGTTGGTTTATGTTTGTGAAATAATTAAGAAAAACCGCCTAATTAAAGGCGGTTATCTTAAAAGTTTTTTTTCAAATTATGCGTTGAAATTCGCAAGTGTTTTTGTAGTATAAATTACAAACTCGCTTGGTTTTGCAATTCCAACTCCCATTTTTGCAACCGCTTTGTAAAACCAAAGTTGTGCAAATGTAACGTAACGATCAATAATAAATGAAAGGTTATCCAAAGACGTAACCGCTAATTGAATATTTGATGTTATTTGCGAAGTAGCTTCACAGAAATAAAAAGTATTTTCAGGTAAACCCGCTGTTACTTCAACCGTGTAACCTTTGTATTTATTGATACCCGCTTCGGTAGTATCATTGTTTTTAAATGAAGTTGACGTCAACGCTTCTTCATATTTTTGCGCGTCTTCAACAGACATGATAAACTTTAATTTTTTGTAACGGTCTGCGCTTGCTAATAATGCTTTTGGCATTAAGTTTTTAGCCAATTCCATTTTTGCAATGATGTTAGCACTAGTCAAAGCAACAGGCGAAGCAACTTGCAAAGACGGTGTAGTTGCGTTTAACGCTTGTTTAATTAAACCGTCAAAATGTTTGATTGAATAATTAACAGAAGAAAC